TATTAGCGTTTCTACCTATGCCACGATACCGAACAAGAACGCGCAAGGCCGACCCATTCAGGTCTGGATTAACCGGCAGTCGGGTGCTACATACCCTATAAACGGTAACCAGCCTAATACGACTAATACCTCCACTGGGGTAAACCCTCCCAATATCAACGTTTGGCCTGCGCCAGACCAGAGTAACTTCTACACCTACATCTACTGGAGACTGCGCCGTATACAGGACGCGGGTAACGGGGTAGACACACAAGACATTCCGTTCCGCCTGCTACCTTGTTTGGTGGCTGGATTAGCCTATTACTTGTCTATGAAGCTACCAGAAGGTATGGCTAGGCTGGAAGTTCTTAAGATGGCGTACGAAGAGCAGTGGATGTTGGCATCGTCTGAAGATCGTGAGAAGGCTTCTCTGCGGTTAGCCCCGCGTGAGATGTTCTATTAATGCCTACCAAGTTTGCCTCTGGTAAATGGGCCATATCGCAGTGCGATAGGTGTGGTTTTCGCTATAAGCTAAAGCAACTTAAAAGCATCGTCATTAAGACAAAGAACGTAAATCTTCTTGTCTGCCCTACATGTTGGGAACCAGACCAGCCGCAGTTGCAGTTGGGTATGTACCCGGTAAATGACCCGCAGGCTATCCGTAACCCACGTCCAGATACTACTTACCGACAAGCTGGCTACACAGGCCTGCAAATTGAGTCTAACGCTGGCCCATTAGGTAGCGGTGACCCGTCTGGCGGTAGTAGAATTGTGCAATGGGGATGGGCACCTGTTGGCGGTTCCAGAGCAAATGATGTCGGCCTTACGCCCAACAATTTAGCGCTAAGCATCACGCTTGGTTCAGTTACTGTAGCGGTCTCATAGGAGAACAAAATGCCGTCACACATGGATAAAGCAAAAGACAAGAGCGTGGTTAAAAAAGCCGTGCACAAGCACGAGAAAACTATGCACCCCGGCAAGCCTCTAACTAAACTTAAAAAGGGCGGTATGCCCAAGGCTATGATGATGCAGAAAAAAGCTGGGCGGGGTCGATAATGAACAAGATGCCTATCCCAGTACCTGTAAAGGATACTAAGAATGGTTACCCGAATAATGTCCCTAATACGCAGACTGTTAAAACGCGTGGCACAGGAGCGGCTACTAAGGGCACTAACTCGTCGAAAAAGCTAGGCTAAATGAACTACGCCACTCTGTTTGAGACGATTAAGGGATACGTCGAGAATGACTTCCCTAATACTCAGTACACGGACTCGTCCGGTACTTTGGTTAATTACACGTCTAAAGAACAGATTGACACGTTTATTCAGCAGGCTGAGCAGCGGATCTACAACAGCGTTCAGTTCCCGTCGATACGTAAGAATGTTACTGGCACTACCTACGCTTCTAATCCGTACCTTTCGTCGCCCATAGACTTCTTGGCGGTCTATTCCATGGCAGTCATTGATGGCAGCGGCAACTACGAGTACCTGCTTAACAAGGATGTCAACTTTTTACGAGCAGCGTACCCAAACCCTAACAGCACGGGCATTCCCCGTTACTACGCTTTGTTTGGGCCTACGACTACCAACGCTAACCCGCCAGTAATAACTAACGAGCTGAGCTTTATGCTCGCCCCTACGCCAAATAGTTCATATTCAATTGAGTTGCACTATTACTACTACCCTGAGTCGATTGTTACGGCAAGTACTACATGGCTGGGTGATAACTTTGACTCTGCGTTGCTGTACGGTTCGCTAATAGAGGCATACACCTATATGAAGGGTGAGCCAGACGTAATTGGTGAGTATCAGAAACGCTATGAAGAAGCGATGAACCTGGCTAAACGCCTTGGTGATGGCATGGAGCGTCAGGATGCCTACCGTTCTGGGCAAGTAAGGTATCCGGTGAAATAAATGGCGTTTACTGGCAACTACACATGCAACTCTTTTAAGAACGGCCTTTTAGAAGGCGCGTTTAACTTTGACTCTGGTACGTTTTACATTGCGCTGTACACAAACAATGCGACGCTAGACGATGCTACTACGGCATACACAACTACCGGTGAGGTAGTCGCGTCAGGATATACAGCAGGCGGTGAGGTGCTAACGCCCACCCAAGGAACATCAAGCGGAACGTCATTTGTTTCGTTTGCAACAGTGTCGTGGTCTGGGGCTTTTACTGCACGGGGTGCGTTGATCTACAAGGCAGGTGACAACGGCGCTATATGTGTTTTAGACTTTGGCGCAGATAAAACGTCTACCACGACATTCACGGTGACATTCCCAACAGCATCCAGCACGGATGCTTTAATTCGACTTTCGTAAAGGGGTTTAATATGCTTGAACTAGCAAAATCTACAGACACCGTGAATGGCTTGGTGTCCAAACAAACTGGTGTAGCCAACGCTGTAAAAGGTGGCGGTGTTTTTACTGTCCAGTGCTATGACAAAGACGGCAACCTTAAGTGGGAAGATAAGTCTCCTAACCTCGTGGTTAATGTTGGTCTGCAAGACATGAACACCAAGTACTTTACCGGTTCTGGCTATACGGCTACTTGGTTTATCGGTTTGTATGGTTCTGGCTCTACGAACAACCCCGCAGCTGGTGACACCGCCGCATCTCACGCAGGCTGGACTGAAGTTACAGCGTATTCAGAAGCTACACGCCCTGCGGCTACTTTTGGCACCGCTACGACTGCGGATCCTTCCGTCATTAGCAACGTGCTTAACAAAGCGGAATTTAATATTACTGGAACTACCACTGTTGGCGGTGCTTTCTTGATTAGTAATAGCACCAAGAGCGGCACGACCGGTATTTTGTTCTCTGCTTCTGACTTCACCGGCGGTGATCGTTCTGTTGTTAACGGTGACATTTTGAACGTAACGTATCAATTTAGCCTTGACGCTGCTTAAAGGATAGAAAATGGCTACGACATTTACCAAAGAACAAGTAGTTCGTGTGAAGACTGTTGTACCTCAGGGGGCAGTAGAGGCTCTACGTATGGATGAAGACGGTACGGTTTTTTACCGTATCACTTGGACTGACGTAGAGGGTAACAGTCAAACTCGCTGGTTTGCAGAGTCTGTCTTAGAAGCTGTATAGAGGTGATGCTTGTTTGGGTATGCAGCATTTGCTGAAACTCCTTTTGCGGCTTTTGCAGGTAAAGCGTACACAGTTTCTGTTGAAGAGGCAGCGACAATAGCAGACTTTACAGATAGTGCATTTGCTGTATTAGTTAGCTTTAACGATACGGCTACTACAACAGAATCTTTTTCTTCAGACATTATTTTTGGTCTGTCTATAGCCGAAGTAGGTACCGGTTTAGTTGACGTTTTTCCTTCAGGTGTGTTTAACATAACAGCAGCTGAAACTGTTACGGCATCAGATTCTGTCTTCTCAGGTGGTGCGTTTAGTAGTTCTGTTTCAGAGTCTAGTACGATTTCTGATGCGTCTGATGCTAATAACTTGTATTTTAGAAGTGCGGTAGAAACAGCAATATTGTCAGATAGCGTAGATCCAGGCGGTACGTTTAACGTGCAGGCGTCTGACACAGCGGTTGCAACAGAAACAACTATCGCAGGTCTTGAACGCTTTGGTGTTGTATCAGAGCTTAGTTCAGGCCAAGATACTGTTTTACGCTTTGTTACTCGTACTGGTGTAGTGGCTGAAACAGGCTCGATGTCTGAGACTGTAAACACGAAGGTAGAGTTTGTTGCTACTGTAGAAGAGACAGCTGTAGCCAGCGAGACTTTTGTGACTAAGTTAGTTGGTGTAGCCCGGGTTGATGAGTTTGCTTCTGGGCTAGATGAGTATTTTACAAACGGCAGCGTGTACAACATTGGGGTAGTAGAAACGATAACCATTGATGATGACACTACTCGTCGATTGCTGTGGGAAACCATCAATACATATCAGGCTACGTCTTGGTCAAACGTCAACACGTACACGCCTACTGCGTGGCAAAATATCAAGACCAGACCTTAAGGAGTAATTATGGCACTTGTTGTTAAAGATCGGGTGAGAGAAACTACGACCACAACAGGAACAGGCACATATACTCTTGCCGGAGCTGTTACTGGGTTTCAAACTTTTTCCGTAATTGGTAACGCAAACACTACTTACTACACGGCTACAAATGGTATTGATTGGGAGGTAGGTGTTGGTACGTATACTTCTTCAGGAACTACACTTAGTCGTGACGTAATCTTAGAATCCTCTAATTCAGGAAGTGCTGTAGATTGGGGTGCTGGCGATAAAGATGTGTTTGTTACATATCCTGCAGAGGTGTCAGTTTCTACTGATAACGTAGTTACTCTAACCAACAAGCGGGTCACGCAGAGAATCGGTACGGTAGCAGACGCCGCAACGATTACCCCGACCGCAGACTCAAGCGACCAGTACAACGTCACAGCGCTCGCTCAGGCGGCAACGATTGCTGCCCCGTCTGGCACCCCCACGGATGGGCAGCGACTGACCATCAGACTTTTGGATAATGGTACGGGCAGGGCGTTGACATGGACGACCTCGTCGGGTGGATATCGGGCTATTGGCGTGACGTTACCTACGACCACGACAGCGAACAAGACCACCTATGTTGGGTGCATTTACAACAGCGCGGCTGTATTTTGGGACGTGGTCGCAGTGACCACGCAAGCATAAGGAGAAGAAGATGTCTGATTTTCAAGAAGGACTGATTGATCTGGGCAACGGGCGGGTGAAGATCAATTTCCGCAAGGTAAGCGAGGATGGGAAGCACAAGTACCAGGACGCCCTGCATTTTTCACAGCAAGAGTACGAGGCGCTGACCGAGGCTCAGATTGAGGCGATGAAGCAGGAGCGCTTTGATAACTGGTACGCAATCATTACTGATCCAGCGCCCGCACCTGTGATTGAAGACCCTGTCATCGTTGAAGAGGTCGTAGAAGAGCCAGAAGAGTTCTTGATTATCAACGGGGTTAAGTACATCAAGTCCAAGGAATAAGTATGGGAACGCGTTACGCAGTCGCTACCGGAAACTGGGATAACCCAGACGTTTGGTCTGAGACCTCGGGTGGGCCATCTGGTGCCTTACCCCCTGGGCCAGAAGATGATGCTATTTTTAATGCAGCATCAGGTGCGATTACTGTAACAGTAACCAATACTGGCTCACAGGGAGGTATTGGGCGAAACACTCTTTTAATGTGCAACAACTTAACGTGCACAGGATTTACTGGAACAATTGCTGGAACCGTTGAAATTCAAATTTACGGTAATGTTTTGTTGGTTGCGGGTATGACTTTTACGCATACCGGTGGATTTGGATTTAGAAATCAATCCTATTCATCTACGCAAACCATAACCAGCGCCGGTAAGACTGTAGGGCCAATTGGAGTTATTACAGTAGAGAGCACGGTTGAACTTGCCGATAACCTAACATGTGGCGCGATTACAATCATTACCGGTGCATTTAGCACATCATCAAGCAATTATTCTCTTACATGCACTGGAATAGCAGCCGCTGCAACAAATAGTTACGCGCCTATTAGTTTAAATTTTAATGCGTCGTCAGTAACTATTAACGGAAACTTGACGATTGCATCTACGTTTAACACCACAGCCAACCTTTCTAGTTCTACTATAACTTTTACCAACGCCACTTCAACATTAACTGCGGTTAATCGCACATTTGGGACAGTAATATTCAATAACGCAGGCGCCGCAGGAACTTGCGCTATCGCAAGCGCCGGAAACACATTCACCAATTTAACGATTAACGGCCCATCATCTGGTATTCGGTTTTTTTCGTTAGCGGCAGACATCACTGTTACCGGCACTTTGACTGTAAGCGGCAACGGCGGGGGATCTCAACTGCAAGTCATATCAAACACGCTCGGCACTCAGCGCACGATTACCGCAGCCGCATATGCAGGATCTGCAACTGACGTTGTGTGGCGCGACATTATTGTTGCCGGGGCTGCTGCACCGATCTCCGGTACGCGGTTTGGCGACATGGGGAATAACAGCGGCATCACAATGTCCGCCCCTAAAACGGTGTATTGGAATCTGGCAGGCTCGCAGACCTGGACGGCAAACGCATGGGCCACCACATCCGGTGGATCTCCCGGCATTGATAACTATCCTTTACCTCAAGACACAGGTGTTTTTGATGACGCAGGCAGCATCACTACGCTAACCCTTTCTGACGACGTGATGGGCACCGTGGATATGTCGGCTCGCACGTCCGCAATGACCGTGACCGCCAGCACATCTTTAGTGATCTATGGTGGGTGGGCGTTCGGTTCTGGTGTAACAAGTACATCAAACGCCAACACCATAACATTTAGACCTGTTGGCGCTAAAACAATTACAAGTAACTCAAAAACTTTTGGTAGCCCGGTAACAATTGACACCGGTGCAAGTACAAGAACAGGCACCATTCAACTTGGTGATGCGTTACTTCTTGAGTCCGGGAAAACTTTAACTATTACGGCGGGTACTTTTGACGCAAACAACTATAGTGTTACCGCTGGCTCAATGGTTTCATCAGGAACTCTTACCCGATTTATAAAAATGGGTTCAGGAACCTGGACATTAATGTTTCCAACCACTACGATTAACGCGAACGCTTGGAATATATCAGATTCTACAAATTGTTCACTAGACCCAGGAACTTCTGAGATATTATTAGCCAGCACTGGAACTGGTCAACGTTCTTTTTATGGCGGAAGTTTGTCTTACAACAAAGTAACGGTTGGCCCCGCTGCCGGGACAGCGCAAACAATTTTTTGGGATTTTAATGTTTTTAACGAATTGGCGTCTATAAAAACTGCCGCGTTTTCCGTGTTTTTTCATACTGGAGGTTCTCATTATATTAAAACATGGTCATTAACAGGAAGCGCGGGAAATGTAGCAACCCTTAATAGAACATTTACGAGTCAATGGAGTCTTGTACTTTTTAATCGCTCATCTGGAATTGACTACCTTAATGTTAGCAATTGCACGGTGTCAACAGCATCAGCGGCAGAGTTTTATGTTGGTGCAAACTCTACAAATACCACTGGTAATACCCGAGTTGTTTTTACTGCTGCTCCGGCAGCAAGAACCTTGTATTGGGTAGGGGGAACCGGCAACTGGTCAAGTAGCACAAAATGGTCTCTGTCCTCTGGTGGCGCAAGCGGTGAAGCGCAGCCAACATCTGCTGACGATGTCATCTTTGATGCGGCATCAAACGCAACAGCCTACACAGCCACCATAGATAGCAATCTAGGCGCTCGATGCAAAACGTTGACTATGGGTGGCCCGACATCGGGGAACATTACCTGGGCTGGTTCTCAACCCATGTACATTCACGACGATATCAGCCTGTCTGGGGGCGCTAACATCACCAGGACATACACGGGTGTCATTCACCTGTGCGGAGCAGGATCTGGGCTCTCTGTAGACTCTAATGGGGTCACCCTTGCATCGACGATCAACATTTACAGCCCAACAGCAGAATGGGTGCTTGGTAGCGCTCTCAATATTGGAGCGGGGGTATTGACGGTCATTTACGGATCTATCGATCTGGATACCTACAACCTGACCGCTGCCGCTATTTCATCCGATTACGCGACAAAGCGAAGCATCGATCTTGGGTCTGGTACTGCGACGTTGAGCAGCACAACCCCAATAATATTTGGTACCACGACACGGGCATTAGACACATTAGTGCTCACCAAGGGCACATCTACGCTGACATGCTCGTCTGCTACCGCGTTAACGTTCGCAGGAAATGGCAACACATTTCATAACGTAAGTTTCACCGGCACATCAGCGGCTACGCATACGATCACTGGTGCAAACACATTTAACAACTTAACCTTTACAGCGCCAGCATCGGATGGACTCACAGGCATTTCGTTTGGTGCAAACCAGACCATAAGTGGCACATTAACGGCCTCCGGTGCCACCGTTTTGCGACGACTGGCATTGATATCAAATACGCTTGGCACCGCTCGCACGCTTTCTGTAGCCACCTATGCGGCGTCTGCTCAAGATACGGACTTTCGAGACATTGTCGTAACAGGCGGTGCAGCCCCTCTCACCGGCACCAGATTAGGTGACTGGGGTGGGAATACAGGCATCACTACCGCCACCCCTAAGACGGTTTATTGGAACCTCTCTGGTACACAAAACTGGACTGCGACAGGCTGGGCGACATCATCTGGTGGGTCACCAGCAGCAGACAACTTCCCGCTTGCTCAGGACACCGCAATTTTCGATGACGCTGGGTCAGCAGGAACAATCACGGTCACCAGCACGTACGCATTACCAAGCATTGATGCCTCTGCTCGTACTTCTGCGATGACTTTAACTGCTTCTGCGGGTATGTCTTCTTATGGCGGAATGTTGCTTGGGTCTGGCGTCTCTACTTCTTGGAGCAATCAAGACTTAACATTTTTAGGTCGTGGTTCTTACAATTTAAATTCCGCTGGTAAAAACATGCCGTATATTACTATGCAAGGTTTTGGTGGAACAATGACTTTGCAGGCGGCGTTTTCTACCGGAGACACTACAGCAAGTGGGTATCTTCGTCTTTTTGCGGGTAAATTTGATTTAAATGATTACACGTTTACTACCGCAAGATTTATATCAACTACTGGTGGCGTATCTCGCACACTAGATTTTGGAACTACTGGCGTATTAAATCTTGGTAGAACTAGCAGTGCTAGTCAGGTTGATATGCTTATAGATATGGTTGCCGGGGGAACAAATTTCAACGTTGAAGGCAATTCAGATATTCGTTTAACGGCGAACACAGCATCTGCGAGATGGATTCAGCCCGACAGCCCGTTTTTGAATGTAAACATTACTGCTGGCTCTGGTCAAATTAGATTTGGTGCAGCAACTCAAAGTTGGAACGTCAAAAATCTAAGTTTTGCTGGGTCAAGTACCGGCAGTTACATTCTTGGTAACTCTGCGTGCAATGTTTACGGTGATTTTACGATGGTGGCTGGCATGACCGTAGCATTGCCGTCTAGTGTTCAGGCGGTAGTTTTCATTGGAGATTCCATACTCACCACAGCCGGTGTGCAATTACGTAGAACGCAGATAGCGGGTAAGTTACGTTTGGCAGACAACGTAGACATGGTTGCTGGCACAAGCCTTGAGTTTTCGGGTGGTGTTTTGGATTTAAATGGGTATGACTGGACTGTTCCGGCAGTATATACATTAGTATTTGGAAATTCAAATGATGTTAGAGTCGTAAAAAGCAACGGTGGGGAAATTATTCTTACTAACAATAATACCACCATACTTAATATTGCTCTTTCGTATTATGTGGTTATATACAATGATCCGGCGGTAATTATTTCAAATTATTCCGGCGGAACGGGAACTAGAACGTTTTCGTTTACATCTCCTGCGTCATGGCTTACATCAGAATACGTTCCCAACACCACATTAAAGATTACCAATGGTACAGATACGGTGAGTTTAGTAAACGGATGGACATCTGTTGACTTTACTGGGTTTTCTGGAACATTAGCAAATACCGCCAACATTAGACCGTTAGGAAACATTACGCTTTCTGTTGGGATGTCAATTACTGCTGGCAACGTATTTGAGCCGGTCGTGGCAGGAGGTAGGCCCGCATTATTTGACTCGGTTGGTAGAACAATTGAAAACCCAATCAGAGTTTATGCAGGTTTGCCCGGTGGAATTAAATTCGCCTCGGCAACCACCCTTGGATCAGCGCGTGAATTAAGGTATGACTTTGGGCTAGTAGATTGCAACAATTATTCTGTGTCGGTAGGAACAATCTTAACAAGCGCTTCAAACCCAAGAATGATTAACACAGGGTCAGCGGGTATAAGTTTATTAGGCAGTAGCACCACCGTGTTTAGTGCTAATACTCCAACGTTTCATTTTACCAAAGGCGCCGGTGGCATCAACGCAACTTACTCTGGTGGAACCGGAACTAGAACTTTTGATGTTGGATCAACCAGTACCGTTCCAAGCGCCGCAAATTCAAAATACATTCCGCCACTTAATTTCACAGCCGGTACAGATATCGTTGCCATAGCGGGCGGATCTCGTGTCTATGGTGACATAAACTTCACCGGCTTTTCTGGTACGCATACCGTGCAAGCAAACAATATTTGGTACGGAAGCGCAACATTCTCTGGAACTATGACGCTCACCGCCTCTGCGTCTGCTCAGTCGTTTAATGGGAATGTCACTCAAAATATCAGAACAAACGGATTGACAATTGATTGGCCCGTAACAATCAACAAAAGCGGCGGTGCCTTTACGCTGCTTGACAACACGACCATTGGATCAGGCAGAACAATTACATTTACCGCTGGCGGCATTGATTTAAACAACAACACTTTGAGTGTTGGTCTTTTCAGTTCATCAAATTCAAATGTTCGCCAAATAACGTTCGGTTCTGGCACGTTGACTTTGGTTGGTGCTGGTACGGCGTGGACCGCTGCGACCTCCACTAATTTCACCATCAACGCTGGCACGGGCACGATCAGCATGACCTCGGGTAGTGCAAAGACGTTTTCTGGTGGAGGCCTGTCCTATCCGAAACTCAATCAGGGCGGGGCTGGTTCGCTGTCAATTCTTGGCACAAACACGTTTGCGGATATCGGCAACACGAACCCGACAGCCTGCACCATCATCTTTCCGAACGTCACGACCACAGTGGCGAACTTCACCGCATCAGGAACCTCTGGGAACCTTCTTACCCTGGCCCGTACCGGTGCGAGCGGTACCTTTACCTTGTCCAAAACGAGCGGTGTGGTCGGCGTAGATTTCATATCGGTTAGCAACTCTATAGCGACTGGTGGGGCCACTTGGTACGCGGGTGCGAACTCCACTAACGGTGGTAATAACACTGGGTGGATTTTTAGTGCCGCTCCTAGCACTTCTACTGGTAATATGTTCTTTATGTTTGCATAACTACGGAGTAAATCATGAGTTCTTGGAGCAACCTAAAGATTGAGCTTATCGGTGTTGGTGAGCAGCCTGGCACGTGGGGTAACACAACCAACACAAACCTTGGCACTGCAATAGAAGAGGCGATCACGGGGCGCGCTCAGGCGCAGTTCCCTAGTAACGCTCTTTATACGCTCCCCTACGATAACAGCAACGGCTCACAGGTATTTCGTAACCTGGTTCTCAACGTCACATCTGCTGTAAACCTGACTGGCACTACAGATCTTGTCATCCCCGCTATCGAGAAGCAGTACCTCGTTGAGAACAATACCTCTGGTAGCCAGAGCATACGGATCAAAACATCTGCTGGTACTGGCGTAACCATACCTAATGGTATGAAGGCGCACGTTTTTTGTGACGGTGTTAACACACGGTTTGCTGATGACTATGTAGACATCAATGGCGGCTCTATTGACGGCACGCCTATCGGCGCAGCGTCTGCTTCTACTGGTGCGTTTACTACGGTTACAGCTACCTCTGTCACGGCTACCTCTGCCACGCTTACAGCTGCAAGCATTACTGGCGGGGCAGTTAACGGCACTCCTATTGGAGCAACTACCGCTTCCACCGGGGCGTTTACTACGCTTACGGCTACTACCGGCACGATCACTACTGGCAACATCACTACTGGCAACATAAGTACATTAAACGTCGGTACCCAGACTAACAAAGCCACAATCAGCTACACGACTGATGCGGCACGGACGCTTACGGTACCGGCTGTTGCTGGCAACAGAACTTTTGCTTTTATTGATGAGGCACAGACGTTTAGTGCGGCACAAACTTATACTGCTAATCAGACGGTTCAGGCTGACCTTATTTTCAGTGGCAACAGTAGAAAGATCCAAGGTAACTTTATAGCCTACGATAATAACGGCACATTTTTTCAGACTACAGTAACAAACCAAGGTACAGCGTTAGGGATAATTCCAAATGGTACGGCGGGTAATACGTCGTTAACTTGGTACGCAGATCCAGACACAACAAGCACAAGTTACTGTAATCTTTTTATGTCTGACGCCACACATCCTGGTGGTGGTCGTATGCTTTTTGCTGTTGAGTCTAACGGTACGGGAGTAAATTATCCGTTAGAGCTTAGAACGGCAGGTTTTACACGTTTAAATATACAACCGACTGGTGATATAGGAATTAACTCGACTCCAGATTCAAATGTTAGTCTTAAAGTTGGTGCGGGTACTAGAACATACGCACTTGAAACTACTGGAGGAAAAGTAAAACTCGTTGGCGTTTACGGAAACACGGTGGGTTCTACAAATAGAACTGTCTACATTGATGACACAGGCGTTATTGGTGGGTTAGTACCTTCTGTACGTGCTGCTAAAACAAACATAGCCCGTATTGAAGACACTAGCTGGTTGATGGCACTAGAGCCTGTTTCCTATAACCGCCGCCTAGGCAATAACAAGACTGGTTACACAGACGAATTTAACCCAGTTACAGAGTACGGTCTTATTGCTGACGACGCGGTTCAGGTACGCCCAGAGATCTGCCTATTTGATGACGACAACAAGGTCGCTGGTATTAATTACGAACGCCTCATTACCCCGATGCTTAGGGAAATACAGATGTTGCGCGCAGAAGTAACTGCGCTTAAGGAGAAGCTAAGTGGCTAACCAACTTGTGTGGGATGTTTATAACCTTGTACGCACCGTGCCAGAAGGCGTCGTAATAGAGGTCTGCTGTAATGTGCTGCTGTCAGATGATCAAAACACTGTCTCAGGTAACGTAGATCAAAAAGTACCGTACAAGTCTCCGTCAGACCCAGGATTCATTCCGTTTGATCAGCTTACCGAAGCCGAGACTGCACAGTGGGTACAAGAACAGTTAGGCCCCGCGCAAGTAAGCAACATGCAACGCATGATGCAACAAGAGCTAGATGCTATGCGGATACCCATTGCTAACGGGGTGCCTTGGTAATGGAAAGGGCTTTGTATGTTGCTGGAACTCGCCGCTGCCAACGCAGCCTTTGCAGTAATAAAGGAAGCCATAAATAACAGCGGGGAGATCATCCAAGCTGGTAAGGCGGTATTTGAGTATTTTGACAACAAGGCAAAGATCCAAGAAAAGGTAGCGGCAACACCCGATCACAAGCGCAACGACCTAGAAGAATTCTTTGCGCTAGAGCAGTTAAAGAAGCAAGAGCAAGAACTACGGGAGATGTTTATTTACCAAGGCAGACCTGGATTGTGGGATGACTGGCAGGCGTTTCAGGTTAAGGCTAGGCAGAATAGAGAAGCGGTAGCACGGGAAATAGCAAAAGCAGCGCAGGAGAAGAAGGCTCGTCGTGCAAGGTTGATGGAGCAGCTTCTTCTGGGGTTCTGGCTGTTCGTGGCTGGATCGATATTTGTTGGGCTGATGGTCGGTGCTATTTGGCTGTATATGCTCAAAGGCCGGTCATGAATGACAAGCAGAGGATGTGGAACATACTTAAAGGATCTGGTATGAAATACACAGCAGAAGAAATTCAAACGATGGTTTGGGCCACGGTTGTTATTGGCGTCTTGTCGTTGCTGGTTATCTCAACTATTGGCATCATTTTGAGCGTGCTGTTTGTAGACCATGACTTGAACCACATGGCACCCATAGACCAAAAGTTTCTTGAGATTCTGAAAGAGATTATGCTGGTGGCGATTGGTGTGATCTCCGGCGTCGCAAGCACGAAGATAGGGAAATAATGGAAAACGACATCAAACTTCTTAAAGCCCAGGCTCAGATTGAGCTTGACAAGTTAGAGTCTCAGGCCGACGCCAAAGATGTTGCTGGTAAGGCGATTGGTAAACATGGTCTAGCGTACATCACAGCAATAGTGGTGATCGGCGTCATTGCCAGTATCTTCTTGGATGAAAACAAGATGGCTGCGGTTATGGGCCTGCTTGGTGCTTCTCTTACCGCCCTAATCTCTATGCTTAACGGCATCGCTGGCACGGCACCAAAGCAAGAGCGCCCAGAGTTTGAAGTCATCAAGACCCTCATCGACAGGTTAGACAAGCTGGCAGACAAAGCCGAGCCTATGGCAGTCACGGTCGATGGTGAGCGGGTCACGGTGCGGAAGGGTGATGACGTAGTTACGACCGGAAAGGGGAAGTGATGCTACCCATTGCCGCACTGCTATCCATAGGGGAGAAGGTCTTAGATAAGGTACTCCCAGACCCCGCCGCCAAAGCAGAAGCCCAAGCAAAACTCATGGAGATGGCGCAGAAGGGGCAGTTGGCTGAACTTAATGCCGACATGAATGAGCAAGACAACCTCACGGAGCGCGCCAAGAACGACATGGCGTCAGACTCTTGGTTGTCAAAAAACATCCGCCCCATGACGCTCATTTTTATTCTGGTGGTCTACACGGTCTTCGCCATGATGTCTGCCTACGGGTACAACGCCAACGAATCTTACGTCACCCTGCTAGGCCAGTGGGGGATGCTGATCATGAGTTTCTACTTTGGCGGTCGTACGCTTGAGAAGATTCTGGCTATGAAAGACAAGAAATGACGAAGTTTGACAAGATTCTGGTTATGACGGATAAGGAATGACAAGATAATGACCCAATTGACCAAGAACTTTAGTCTGGCTGAGATGGTGAAGTCTGAGACTGCCCTGCGGCATGACATGGAAAACAACCCTGGCCCAGACGAACTGAACAACCTTTTGAACCTCTGCGCTAACGTATTGCAGCCAATCCGTGATCACTACCAGAAAGGTGTCAAGGTTAACTCGGGCTATCGCTCGCCAGACGTAAATGCTAAAGTAGGGGGGTCTAGAACCTCGGATCACTGCCGGGGGATGGCTGCTGACATTGAGATACCGGGGGTGCCAAATGCAGACCTTGCTGCTTATATTAGAGACAACTTGGCTTACACACAGCTTATTTTGGAATTCTATACTCCTGGCGTACCTGACAGTGGTTGGGTTCATGTTAGTTACGATGATAAAGATCTGAAGAAACAGGTCTTGACTGCAACGAAAAAAGACGGCAAAACCGTGTATCTGCCTGGACTGGTAGCCTAAGATGCCGCTGACAAAACTACAATTTCGCCCAGGCATAAATCGAGATACGACCAACTATGCCAACGAAGGCGGGTGGTACGAGTGCGACAAAGTGCGGTTTTATTCAGGCTACCCGCAGAAACTTGGCGGCTGGGTTAAGTATTCCGCGCTCTACTTTATTGGCGTATGCCGCCAGATGTGGAATTGGTTTACCACCTACTCAGACGATTTTCTTGCTATTGGTACCGATAAAAAGCTCTATATCGAGACAGGTGCTAACTTTTACGATGTAACCCCCCTACGCGATACCTCAGCTGCTGGCACGGTTAAGTACGTTTTATCTACTTTATCAAGCCCAAATTCCATAGTAGTGTATGACCCAAATAATGACGTAGAGGTTGGAGATTACGTTACTTTATTTGGCGCTACAGGTGCAACAGACACCAATATTACAGCTGAGGTTGTTAACCAAAACTACAGGGTGCACTTTGTATTTTCTGATAATAGTTATGGTGTAGTTCCAAAAAATCCCGCTACTGGTGAATCGCTAATAATTAGTGGTACAGGTGCAGAGTTACTGTATGACGACTTTACTGCTGATGATGTTACAGACACCATAACGTTTACTGGTTCTTTCAGAACTACGCCTTACACACCAGTAAATGGCGACATCCTCTACATAAGTGCAGAATCTGGAGAGTTACCTAGCGGACTTAGTGACGAAACAAGATATTTTGTTGTAAACGCATCCGGTAACAGCTGCCAATTAGCATTGACTTCTGGTGGCGCGCCAGTTGACATTGGCACAATACCGGTATTTTATAATTTCTACATTGCCTACTTAGGTGGCGGCAACGCGATGGGCGCTGACTATGAGATCACTACTGGGTTCTCTATTTCAACGGCAGGTTATGGTTGGAGCACAGGGGCATGGAGTGGAACAACAGGTCTTTCTCCAGAAGGTACATTTACTGTAACGATTGCTTCTCCAGCGGTACTGACTTTTGCAACGTACACCCCCGCTAATAATGACGCTGTGGTGCTTAGCACTACAGGCGCACTGCCGACCGGGTTAACTGCTGGTATTGGCTACTACGTCATTAACGCGTCTGGTAGTACCTGTAACCTGTCACTTACCCTTGGCGGGGCTGCAATAAACACTTCAGGTTCCCAAAGCGGTACGCACAGCGTCTCTCTTATCGAAGCCCCGACGGGGTGGGATACCTCATCTGATACGCCTATATTTTTACCGCAGCGAGACTGGTGGTTTGATAACTTCAACAACTCCCTTTACGCCAACATTCGGTCTTCGCAAGTCGGTATCGGTGGGCCTATCTATTACTGGGATCGGCAAGCCACAGCAAGTCCAACCACATCCCTAAATACCCGTGCGGTTCTCTTAAGTTCTGTTGCTGGTGCCGACTCTGTACCTACTACCGTAGGGCAGATCCTTGTTTCACAAAACGATGGGCACTTGTTAGCTTTTGGTGCTCAGCCTTTTGATGGGTCTTCTACTGACTATGACCCGCTACTTATTCGTTGGGCTAGTCAAGACGAGCCTTATTTTTGGAACCCTGCTGGTACAACCCCCAATGGTTTGCCTACCTCCGCATCTTTCTTAAGAGTGTCTCGTGGTTCACGTATTGTGCGTGCTCTACCTACACGCCAAGAAATTGTCGTTTTGACGGACACCCACGTATATTCGTTGCAGTTCTTAGGTACGGTAGAGATCTTTGGCCTACAAGAGCTGTCTGACAACATATCCATCATCTCCCCCCGCGCAGTCATTGCAGCAAACAACATCGTGTTTTGGATGGGGACAGATAAGTTCTACGTCTACGATGGTCGTGTGCAAGTACTGCCTTGCACGATTCGTGAGCATATTTTTAAAAACATAAATCTAGCCCAAAACGATCAAATTATTTGCGGCACAAACGAAAGCTACAATGAGGTGTGGTGGTTCTACTGTAGCGCTGACTCTGATGAAATTGACAGCTATGCAATCTATAACTACCTTGAACAGATCTGGTACTACGGCACGATGCAACGCACAGCGTGGCTCGATAAAGCGGCATCTGGTAAGCCGTTAGCCTGTAAGTACGGTTACGTAAACGTAATTAAAAAAGACCTTGTTGCCACCGCGTTATTACAAGCTGCTCTAAGTAGAGAGCCTGCAAGAACGCTATTTCGTCTGACAACAATTGATGGGCGTCCTTTAGGCGATATCGATAATACAGGTACTGTGACTTCCTCAGATGCTTTAATCTATCTAAAGTACGCGGAGGGGCGCACCGATATAACAGCGGCACAGCTTTCTTGGATAGAGAATGTGCTTAATCCTTACATGCTTGCTGCGCCAAACACATACGCAGCGTACATAGAGTCAGTAGAAGGGGTGTCACAACTCTACACGCATGAGTCTGGGCTAAACGACGACACCGAGCCTATGGTGTCTTACATTCAGTCTTCAGATTTTGATATTGGCGACGGTGAAAAATTCATGCTCACACGCCGTATCATTCCTGATGTCAACTTTGTGTCTTCTACTGCGGATAGTCCTGAAGTTGACCTGACGATACGCCCAAGAAATTGGCCTGGGTCTAACTTTACTAACGACCCTTCTGACACGCAGCGGGTTATTCAGACCTCTGTCAACCAGTACACAAATCAGGTTTTTGTTCGGGCACGCGCTAGGCAGTTGGCAGTAAAGGTTGCGTCAGATGATCTGAACGTGTTCTGGCAGCTCGGTGCCCTGCGTCTGGATGCAAGAGAGGACGGTAAGCAATAATGGGGATGCTAAAGTTCCGCGCCCCTGCGTTACCGCTACCCCGTGAGCTGTATGAGAGACAGTATTTTGACCAGCTGCTTCGCGTTCTAACTATTTACTTTAACCAGCTAGACTCCACCACGCCTATTGAGCATGAGTACTTTCTTGGGGGTGGGTGGGCGCTAACGATTCCACATATCTCTGCTTCTGACTCTACCGACCAGATTGCTACAGGCTCTAACATACCTACGGTCGTAAATTGGAACACGTTAGACTCCGGTTTTGGCTGGACGTTAGCTGCACCGGGCACTGCTACGGCTCAGTATGATGGGGTCTACAAGATCACATACAGCTTGCAGTTCATTAACACGGCTAACGCAATTCACTACGCTACGGTATGGATTAAGGTTAATAACAACGACGTAGCCAACTCAGCCACAATCTTTACCGTACCGGCTCGTAAAAGCGCTAGTCCTGGCGAAGAGGGGTATCTTGCAGCCTATTCTGAGGCTACGTTTAGTATGAACGCTGGAGATGAAGTAGAGCTTTACTGGGCAACCGACCAAGCTGGTAATCCTGCGGTGCCGACAAATGGGGTCTATATGTTCCACGATGCTGCAAGCGTCAGCCCTTTTAACCGCCCTGCCATACCGTCTGCCATTGGGTCGATCACGTTTGTGTCGGCACTTCCCTGAATCTTGATTAAACCTTAAAATACTGCTATGAACGGACTCCCTGCTCTCGCCCAAGATCTAGCCTCCCGTGGTCGCAATGGCGACTCGATGCTTGTCCACATGACCCCAGGCGAAGTTCAGGGTCTACAAGCACTAGCCTACACTCAAGGCGGTTCACTCTCCGTCAACCCAGATACAGGGTTAGTAGAGGCTAACTTTTTAAAACGGATTCTTCCTGCCATAGCAGGTGCTGCTTTGGCGGCTACTGGTATTGGTGCCCCCATGGCGGGGCTTATGGTTGGTGGGTTTGAGACCATCCGTACCGGTGATTTAGGCCAAGGACTTTTGGCGGGTCTTGGCGCATTTGGTGGCGCGGGGATGGGTAACGCTTTAAGTACCGCAGGACAAGCTAGTACTCAAGCGGCAGCGCAAACTGCGGCTGCTGGCCCTGACTTAGCTGCACAAACTACTGCAATGGGAGACATCGGTGCGGGGCAAAGTTTTTATGGCAACACGCTTGGCCCAGAAATAACGCCAGCAACCCCAACTTTTACGGAGACTGGGGCACAACTAGCTCCAACAGCAACGCCTACAGCAACGGCTACACCGACACTAACGCCTGAGCAAATAACTGCTGGGCAACTGCCTGGAACCGCAGCTACTGGCCCCTCTAAAATAGCTGACATGGGTGCAGGGTTTGAATCTCTCGGTGCTGAATCAGATGTTGGGCGTAGGGCGTTTATGAAGGATATTGGTGGTTATTCTGGTTTAGCCCAGTCAACCCTTGCGACAGCAGCACCGTTTGCGTATGAAGAACCGGAACCGTTGCCTACACCTGAAGACCCATATGCCCGATACAAAGGCCCGGTTAAACCGTCTGATCGGGCTGTGCGCTACCCTTCTGCTGATGATCGCCGTCGCCTAGGCACCGGTGAGTTTACGTATTTTACCCCGTCAAACCCCATCCCTTACGCTGAAGGCGGTGCCGTCTCCCCTGCACAAGCTCAGGTTATGCAGAACATCGCTAACGTGCAGAACCTTGCTGGGCTACCGGCAATTAGTGCTTCTATGCCTGCTATGGCACCTGCGGCGCGCCCTGCTCCCCGTGCTGGTTTGGTCTACAACCCCATTCAGGCAAGAAGTAACGCTGTTCCTTCACGGGAAACAAACTATGGGTTTAAAGCCGTAGAGTATGCAGATAAACCTGACCTATCTGGACTTGACATGGGCGGTAGCTTGCTTGGTAGATTGGCTGGTAAAAACAACTTACCAGAACCTCAGTACGCTTTTGACCGTGCTACGCAAACCATTCGCCCATCACAAGCCTACCTCGATGCTATTGCAGCACGTCGTCAACAGATCGCAGATCAACAAGCAGCAGAGGCCCAAGCTGCAGCTTCTTCTATGAGCTTTGGCGGGTTTAAAACAGGTGGCTCTGTACCCACGTTAGAAGAAGGTGGCTTTGTCCTTACCAAAAAGGC